GAGCTGGGATGACAGAATACTTTACATTCTGTGGTAAAGGTCCTGTCTTTTCCTTCTTAATTGTGATATCATATCCTGCGTCATCATCGGCAGGGTTACCGTAGTCAGGATTTGTAGCATAATCTACAATTTGCTTATAGATAGTTGAACGAAGATCAAAAATCTTAATCTTGTTATCTGATCTATCAATAACATTACATACATAGGCAAACTGTGGCTTATCAGAGTAAACATCCTCATCAATTTCTTTCACAGGGTCTTTTGCGTTGTTGTTAAACCCTTCTGTCTGACGATCAAACTGTAGACACTCAACCGGCATCTTCTTGCCTTCTGATGTAACTACCCAATAAACATATCTAGGTAGAACTTCTCCTATTAGTCTAATTTTTGTATCCCCAATTGGAAGAGTTAATCTTTCAATTTCTCGGCGTTGACCTCCGCCGCCTGTATTACCTTTTGTTTTGTCCCAAGAGACCATTTTAGTTTTTCCTTTCTTGTTGAACTATGTTCTTTGTGTGTAGGTATTTTCAAAGATAAAATTAATCTTATCATCTTCAATACTAATAAATGGATTACTTTTAATTCCATCTATTTCTTTTAGTCTTAGGTAGTCTCTTTTTATATAAGGAGACTCCTCATCAATTCTTCTATATGATAGTAGCCATAAATACTGTATTTTATGCTCTACTTTTGTATATGTTGTTAAAAAATCTTTATTTAAAAAGTAGCTCTGAGGCTCCTCAGTTTTATAGTTATTAAATAACTCAAATGATTGAGTGTTTATTTTAATTTGATTTTTTAGCCAGCTCGGCACTCTATCAACGTAAAGTGTCTTTATCAAATCAAGAGAGCCATTAGCAATTTTCTTATTATAACCAAAAGTAGAAGCATATGTCAACACGATAATTGAATCATAATCTTTTTTGGATTTTTTAAGAAGTTCGCACCAGTTAAAATAATATTTTTTCATAACTTATAGCCTCTCTGCCCATACCACTTAAACCTATTTTCTTGTTGTTTTCGTACTATCGGTCCCGTTAGCCAAAAATCGCATATTAAAGGACGTTTTTTCTCTGGGTGTTCTCTAATAATTCTACCAATTCTTTGCTCTAGTTTTATAGGATTATTTGATGGAAATACTAAAAATAAAGTGTCAAGTCTGTGACAACTAATTCCTTCATCAAAAAGTTTTGTAGTGAGAACTACTTTATACTTAGGACCTACATTGTCTAATATCTCTTTTCTCTGTTCTTCTCCAGTTTCCCCAATTAAAAGAACAGAGTCAGGTATAATTTTATTTAATTCACGAAGCCAATCTAGACGTTCTCCTAGAATGAGTACGCATCGACCTCCACTCACTTTCGATATGGCATTTTCAGCAACTAACCGGCGCAACTGCGAGTTCGATGCTAATTTGTTTGCTCCAATCACGTTTTGGGTCAAGCACATTAAATCTGATGTCAGTTTGTAATATTTCTACTTTTGGCACAGCTAAAACTCTGGGGTCATACGCATATGATTTAAATGAAGTAAAGTAGTCATCTAATACAATGTGTTTTCCATCTTTTCTACGAGGGGTAGCTGTAATAGCAATTTTTGCTCTACAATTTATAGCATTTACTGCCTGAGAAAACATATCTGCAGGGCATAAATGCGCCTCATCTACCATTAAAAGACCAAATTGATCATGTAGTTGGGGAATATTATTTAATACGCTTTTATAAATTCCAACGGTGATTTCTTGTATATCTAACAGTCCATCTCCTATTTTGCCAATTTTAACATTTGGAATCTGTTTTTCTAACTCTTCTATCCACTGTCTAAAAAGTAGTTTTGTGTGCACCAAGATTAGAGTAGGTTTATTAGCACGGGCTAAAAGATTACAGCCAACGTAGGTTTTACCCCACCCGCAGGGTGCTTGGAATAGACCGCTTCTAACTCTGTCGTTTATTTGGAAAAAAGTATTTACCATATCTTGTTGTTCTTCTCTTAACTCACCACTAAATGTAAACTCTTGAGTGGCGTCGTCAAAATTGCGTAAATCTTCAACAGAATCTATTTTTAGTTTAGAATATGAGTTACTAGGCACTGAATAGGTGCCTGTATCTTCATCATATTCATATGTGTAGTGAAAATCATCTACTATTTGATATGTGTAGGCTTGTTCAAAAGAAGAAATATTCTCAATATCTTCTTCTTTGATATAAATTTTATCACTAATAGTAGCTGATTTAATATTAAGTTTTTCCATTAAGAGAAAATTTTAACTCCATATGTTTCAGAAAACTTTTTACAGTCTTCTTTTGTATTTACTATTGGCTTTCCTTTAACATTTAAGCTAGTATTAAGTAGCATTGGGCAGCCAGTAAGTGTTTTCCAAGCTTTTAAAACACCTTTTATTTGCGAGTCAAAATCGTTAGATACCATTTGAACTCTACTTGTCCCGTCTATATGGCAAATACCGGGATATTTTTCTGGGTACTTACATGTAGCTGTAAATTGCATATACATATAATTTTTCTGTTGTCCTTCAAATTCAAAATACTGAGTTGCGTCTTCTTGAAGAATAACAGGAGCAAATGGTCTAAATGTTTGTCTATTTTTAACTAAGTTAACAATACTCTTAATATCTGATACACGAGGATCAGCTAATAAACTTCTATTACCTAATGCTCTAGGACCAAACTCTGCTTTTCCTGTTGCAACGCCACACACTTTATACTTATTTAAATATCTTGCTACTTCTGCAGGATCAATTTTATTATTTAAATCATATCCAAGGTAGTTTGTTGGCGTAATTTTAATCTTATATTTAGCTAATACGGCTCCTATTGCATTTCCAGCGTCCCCTGGATTTGGAGGAATCCAAACCTCTTCAAAATATTTAAATAAAAGATTATTCGCAACACAGTTTAAGGCGCATCCTCCAGAAAATACTATATTCTTAGAGGGAACCATTTGTAGTGCTAGCTCTAATACTTTTTCTAAGTACTCTTCGTATATTTTTTGTGTAGCAGCTGCTACATCAAAATAATCTTTTTCTTCTAAAGAAGGCATCCATTCTAAACACCCTTGATGAATATTATGGTGCATACCAATTATATTATGGTTATTGTACGTAGTAAAAAAATCACGCTTTATTTGATGATAAAATCTATCTGGGTCTCCAATAGCAGCCATTCCCATCAGAATATATTCTTCTTCGTTGGGTTTTAGCCCTACTCTTTGAGTCATAGCAGAGTACCAAAGACCTAAACTATGGGGATAACCCTCTGAATATACCTGTTCTAGCGTATCTCCAGTTCCTTTCCAAATAGTAAATGTTTCAAACTCTCCTATAGCATCAAGAGTTACTACACAGGCTTCTGAAAATCTACTTGTATAGTATCCATTTGCAGCATGACTGTGGTGATGTTTAATATATTTTATTGGAATACGCTTATTAAAGTACTTATCTATATACTTTCTAGGGTAACAGAATAAATTTATAGGTTCTTTTGCGTATATTTGCCTAGCTATCTTTAATAATGGTTTTTCGTGCCAGATAATTTGCTCTGGTTCGCCAAAATTTTGCGTAGCATATTCAATAATTTCTTTATTTAAGTTTTGATCACCTTTGATACCGCTAAATCTTTCAGTTTGACTAGCAAATTCTAGTTTTAAAGTGGGTATATTTAATAACCCTCTAGATTTTAGAGTAAAAACTGCTATTGCTGCATCGTGATTATCTGCACTAACTCCCCAAATTATCATTTTTTTCCTTATTTAGTGATGGTGCACAAACGCATTTTTCACACGCACAATAGGTCGATTTATCACTCATTCCGATACCAACTTCTTTTTTGCAATAGTTTTCTTTACAGTGGCATGAATGCCCACAGGTGAAACAAAAAATATAATTAATCATAACCAAATATCTTTTTTTGATGATTTTGTATCAGTAAACCCTAAAAAGTACCAAATTCTATCAATATATACTAATTTCCCATAATAATATTGTTTATTTTCTGCTATATGCGATATATTCTCTAAATTAACTTCAAAAGGGTAACTTATATCTTTAAACCAAAAATATTTCTTTCTATTTTTTACAATTTGACTTTCTGCGTAAGGAAATTGCTCTTTTATAATAAAACTATAAATAGCTCCAGTATCGTCAATTCCTATAGCGCACTTAGACTTTAATAGCTCTTCCATATTTCTTATGGTGTAGTCAAATTTAAGTCTTTGATACTTTTTTCTATTATCTAACTCAATTAACCTACTCAAATAAGAGTTATTTTTTATTGATCTATCGTCAACAATATATTTTTGACCATTTATAGTTGTAAATATTTTGTCTAAGGTAAAATCAAACTCTATATAGTTTTTAATACCATATACAGGAAATTTTATAGCACTAAACTTGCTCATTTTGTCTATGAATAAAAGTTATTCCACTTAAGTGGTCTAGCTCATGCTGAAAACAACGTGATTCTACTCCGTCTAGTGTTTTTGTAATTTTACGTCCTTTTAAATCTACCCAATTTGCTATAATTTTCTCTGGGCGTTTTAACTTGACCCATGTATTTGGAAAACTTAGGCAGCCTTCTTTCATTTCAACAATATTTTCAGATTCCCAAGAAATAGAAGGATTAATACATGTAATAATTCTACCTTCTAATACCATAAGAAACATAGCAATAGATTTTCCAACTTGGGGAGCGGCTAATCCAATCCCTCGTTCTTTTATCATAATCTTTTTCATTCTATCTCTGAACATTTTTATTGTTAGAGACGTTGGATTATCTACTGCTACACAATTTTCGTATAGTACTTCTTCGGTTGTATCAACTAACCTCATCAAGTTCTCCCCAACTTTCGCCAAGCTCAAAATCCATTCCAATTGGGCACTCTGTAATAGAACAACCTCTATCAGTCTGAATAAACTCTTTTGTTTTAGAAATATAAAGGTCAACTAAGTCTTCTTTAACCTCTGCAACAATAGAGTCATGAACTACCGTAAAAGGTAGAATATCATTCTCGTATCCATTATCATCAATCCATTTGATTAAATCAATTAGCCCAAGAATATTAATATCAGAAGCAACACTTTGTACTAAGAAGTTGACTCCAGAGCGAATTGCATGTTGAGCAACTCCACGATTTGTAGAACGAGACTCTGGAAGTCTACGTTTACGTCCAAAGAAACTATAAATAAAAGCGTTATTCTCGATCTGAGAGTTACTGTCCTCAATATAAGACTTAAGAGCATAAGCTTCGTTAAAATATTTTTTGATGAACATTTTTGCTTCGGGGGTTGTAACATCAGCTGTTTCTGCAATTTTAGCAGGCCCTGCCTGATACATGATCCCGAATGTGATTGCCTTAGCGTGCTGTCTCTTATCTGGAAACTGAGATTTAACTTCATGAATTTCACACGGTAAATTGAAAATTTGTTTTGCAACGTAAGAGTGAAAGTCTAGCTTTTCTTGGAAAGCCTTCATTAGAAACTTATCATTACTTAATGCAGCAGCAATATAAACTTCTGCGGTTCCAAGGTCTCCTTGTACAATTTTATAGCCTGGTCTAGCTTTGAACAGCTTTTTAACGTCTTTGTTATCTCGTGGAATGTTTTGATAGTTTAGAACTCCAGAACTAGAAAGACGCCCAGAAGTTGTTCCATGAATATTGAAACCACTACGAAGCCGCAAGTCTTCGTCAACACCTTTTCTAATGCTAGAAATATAGGTGTTTAAAAGCTTATTCTTTTCACGAAGGTCAAGAATAGCTTTTGACAGTGGATGCTCTAGTTCAGCTAAAACTTCTTTGTCAACAGACCACGCACCAGTTGCGGTCTTTTTAGTTGGCTTTAGCTTAATAATCTTAAAGAATAGTTCTTGAAGCTGTTGTGTACTATTTGGATTAAAAGTTTTATTATGAAGTCGCTCAAAGGTTTTTACATCTTCGTGCATTTCAATTTCTGCTAAACATTCTTCAATATCAATTTGATAGTCACTTTCAAGAGCCGATAGTTTATCCATATCAATAGGACCACCATTACGTTCTAGCCTCATCAAAGCTAGAGTAGCTGGTTTTAGAATTTTATTATATAAATTATTAAAATACTTATTCTTTTCGATTAGAGGATTAAACTTATTCCATAACTGAAAAGTAGCATCAGCATCTTTTTCAGCGTATGGAGCGAGAATATCCGTAGGAATCATACTATAATTAAAGTCTTCTAGTTTGATTTTACTCTTACGAGCAAAAGTTTTCTTATATTCATCAAGTTCTCGCTCATAGTCCCCAAGATCAGTAAATCTTAAGGCAAGAGGTTTTAGACCGTGAGTCCCTACTGCTTCTTCTAAACAATAGTGCATAAGCATAGTATCTTCAAAATCTGGAAACTCAAAACCAAATTCATAGGTTAAGAATCCCATATCGAACTTAGCGTTATGTAAGACACACTTGCGCCCCTTAAATAGTTCGTGAAACCATTCTTTATTTTTACTTACAAGATCACAATGAATATAGTATCCTTCATTAGCTTTAGTAGCTAGAGCAATACCAATCACATTACCAGTTCGAGGGGATAGGCTAGATGTCTCAATATCGACTACCAATGGATTAGCTTTCATAAACTTATCCATCAAAGGATCAAGCTGTTGCTGAGTTTCAACAAAGAAGTAGTCTTTTTCTTTCTTATCAGAATCAATATCACCAGATAATACTTTTTGAAGTGTATTACTCGCTTTTACAATTTCATCTTCATACTGGGGCTTAAATACCGTCATATTTGGATGTAAGAAAGGAACATATTTTTTCTCAATAAACATACCATTATATTTTGTAATACCAGTTAGACCAGCTACGTACTTTAAAGGTTCTGCCCCAACTGGGCACACAACTTTGTAATCTTCTAGAACTGTTAAATCTAGATCAATATCTTTCTTTAAAATTTTATCTTTTGGCTTTGAGCACAAAAAATGAACATCAAACTTATCATTAAAGTATTTACCCATTATATTAGGGTCTTTTTCTGATGTTGATGCAAATACAAAAGCTACGTTATTTGACATTTTTATATCTATCCTTTGGTAATATCATATTTAATTCTGGTTGACTTAAGTCTCCTGGGTCTTTGCCTGGAGCTAAATTAATAATTTTAGACTGTATAAACCTTTTTTCAAGTAAATCAGCTATTTTTCTGGCACCATTTTTTCCCGCCTCGTCGCCATCAAATAGAATTTCTACAAATGTTGTACCAATTCTATCCAATATTTCCAGTTTAGGCTTATTAAAATTATTAGCACCAAAAACACAAACGGTATTCTCGTATCCTTTATCCCACATATTTAACATATCGAATATGCCCTCTACAAGAATTAAATGAGATTTATCTTTAATCTTATCTAATGGGTATAACATATCTACTGATCTTGCTTTAGCAGGACGCCGGTAATATTTTGGCTTTTCAGACTTTGTAAAGCGATTTCTACCTTCTATAAATCTTATTTTACCAAATTGTGATACAGGAAAGCAAACATAATCTTCTAACCCCAGCTTCTCAGTAAAGAAAGCATTGAAATTTTTTAAGGTGTCCGAGCTTATGTTCTTAAATGTTCCGTTTACAGGTCTAGCATCTTCTGGCATAACCATATTATCTTCATAAATTATTTCATTTAATTTATCTTTTAATTTTTGTATTTTAAAGGGCTGTTTACTATCAAAGGGTATATCTGTATTAATACCAATACTCTGTAAAAACTTACGTTTTGTGCCTCTAAACCCACAAGACCAGCAATGAAAAATATCTTTATCAAGATTATACATCATGCTTGGTCGATTATCCGCATGATTTCCAGAAGTACACTGTAATACTACTTCTGTAGGATTATTAGTTTTTTCATACTTTAGACCGTGCTGATCTAAAACATCAATCATATTCATACGTCACGACTCACTTCTGATGACTTACTAGACTCGTCGTCTCCGTACATAGCTACTCTATGAGGTTTTTCATTAATTAACGCACTTTGGGTAGGGTCAACCTTGACACACGCCCAATCCATATAAACATCAAAGCTCATATGTTTACCATTACGAATTTTTGTTGTATGAATCTGTAGTTTATTTTCTTGCGCTCTATCATCGCCTTCTTTGGCGGGAAAGAACGCAAAACTCCTATCTGCACTATCAAGAATACCTTTTGCAAATCTAGCTTCTCCAGTTGCATCAATCTGATATGGAGAAAGCATTGTAAGATTAAACTTACGGCTTATACCTTTTAGTGCTTCCGCTAATACAATTTGAGTTTTCCAGTCTTTAGAATCATCGTGTTTAATAATGTTAATATAATCTACGACTGCTAAATTAAATTTAGCATGTTGATTAGAGAACATATTACAGTAGTGGTCAATGCGATTTAGTGTAAGACTCTCATCATCAATAATAAAAAATCTATTCTCTCTCAAAGTTGGTTTTTCAGATTTTACTCTACGTTCAAACTTTTTAAAATCTTTTGTAGAATACAGTTCTTTATACCAATCGTCAATTACTGAATCTTTATCATAAAAATTATCAATCTTTGCTTTTACGAGAGATAGTTTCTGATCGTTGGATAGTTCATTCTTAAAAATAGACAGAAAAGGAACTCCACTAAGAATACTTAATAGACGATCATAAACTTCTTTATACCTCATTTCGATTGTAAAGAATGCAACAGTATTGCCTTGTAAAAATCTATTTATAGCTAAGTTAAGACTTATAATAGACTTACCAGAGCCTCTTCGGCCTCCAAGAAGTACCAGTTCTTGTAATGCAAGACCCCCGTTAGCAGAATCATAATCCGCACTAAGTCCAGAGGGAAATAGAACAAAGTCATCTGGATTTGGAAAAAAGTCTAAATCAGCAACATCGTAAAGCTCATCTGTCATTGGAAGAGCTTTATTTAAATTTAGTAAGTGTGTTTGAAGTTGATCAACAATTTCTACTTTTTCTAAATCTGATAGATTATCAATAAATTTATCTAGAAAGGATATTGTTTCGTCACGGATATAGTAATCCTGTAGCTGCCCAATTAAAAATTCATCAGCAACTTCATCGTATTTATTATCTTCATCTAAGATTTGCGTATCAAAATATTCTTGTAAAGAAGATTCTTTCTTTAGAACTTGAAACTCATCAAGAGTTGGTATTCTAATATTTGCTTTATAAAATGATTGAACCCTATCAAATAAAGCAGAATTAGCCCCCGTAAAATATACGGAGGATAATTTTGAATACAAATCTGGGTCTTTGCCCTCTAATAATCTTCTGAGAGCGAGTTTTTGTAAATCTAATGCCATTAACTACCCTTTACTGGAAATAAGTTTTCTCTAAGTTCATCTCTAAAATGCCCATAGTCTCCTTCTACGAAGATTCTGTAATATTCTCGTCCAGTTTCTTCAATTACACTTTCTGTATATCTAATCTTTTCTTTAATTGCCATTTCTTTCCATTCACTGCCGTCTTCATACTGCCAATATATATTCCAATGAACATCTTCACGTCCTTCAAACTCTGGTCCGTACTTTTTTCTAGCGGCAACAAATCCGTGTAATTCTACATAACGACGACGATCTGGCTGACGATGATAATCAATCCATTCTTCATCAAAAATCTGTTTTACTTTACCAAAAGAGTTAATCTTAGGAATAAAAACTCTATCACCTTTTGAAAAAATTACATCTAAGTCTTGAACAACGTGATCTACCTGTGCTGCACCAGTTTTTGATCGAGCACGAATAGGAACATTCATTTCAATAAGAACATTCTTAATACGTTGGGGTGACGCATATAAACGTGTAGCAATAGCAGACTGACTCTCACCATTGTTATAGTCGTTTACGATTGCTACTTTTTCTGCCTCTGTAAAAGGAGTTTTAGAACGTTTTTTCTTTAGCTCTTTTAGGCGAGTTTCTTTGTCTTGAAACTCTTGTAAAATCGTATCAAGACGTTTTGTATTATAAGCAATACCAAGATGTTCACAAATAGACTTTTTAGTCTTATTTGCTTTTACCATCCAAATTGCTTGTCTAATCTTTGTTTCTGATATTTCAGTTGCGGCTGGTTTTCTAGCCATATCAATCTCCTATTTTTCTTTATTTTATCATAAAGAAAATCACCTGTCAAATAAAATATTACTTACTTATCACCAATGGCGTAGTGCGTTTGCTATGATAGCAAAGCAAGTAAGAATGTGTAATACTACCCAAATGCTGCGAATGATCGCAACTCGGTCAGCTTTATCGTCCTCTTCATATGCTTTACTCCCTATTGCTTTACACCAGTATTCCCAAATTTTTTGCATGTTAGTGACTCTCCTGCCATAGTTTCTTCTTCTTGAATAAATTTGTAAAAGTGTTGCACTGCAACTTCTTTGTTTTTAGCTTCTACTTCAAAATCTGCATACTCAAGCATTGGAATAGCCAATGACATCAACTCTTCATCATGATACATATCAGAGTGTGCATTTGGCTTCATCCAGTAATTTTCATTATCTATTGTAAAAGACTGAGATTTATGAAATAGCTTCTTTGAAGAAATCATCATTCACAGTAATATGGGTAACTTCATCCCTAATCTTTTTATTAACTTTTTTACCTGATGAATTGATAGCTTTTTCAGAGGTACGCATACGATGGCAAGCATAATGATGAATGTCTAGGCAAGTTCTAATAGGAACTCGTTGGGCAAGCTCTAGTGTATGTTCAATATCGTATCCGTTTGGTTTGTCTTCATTTTCAACAGTGAGACATTCTTTAGCATAGTCTGAAAGATAGTCGAAATGTGTGGCGAAACGCTTAATACCATCAATGTGTTTGCCCCCATATAGCCCTTGAAGGTGAATATTCATTGCAAAATCTTTAGCAGGGATACCCATCAGAATACCGTATAAAGCATGATATTCTAGATCTTTAACGGAGTTTTCAACTACCTGTGGGTTATTAGACGCAAGAACTGTATACTGCCCTGGATGAACAGATAAACGAATTTCATGCTCTTTAGCAATGTCACCTGCTTGTTTTAGAAGTTTAGCAATCTCTGGCATGATTTCTTCGTACCAAGGTTCTGTAAATTCTAGGGTATAGCAAGGGAACAGCTCAGAAGAGATTCTGAAACTACGTAAGTTTTTAGGTTGTTTTGTAAAATATGTAGAAAGAATATCTACTAGTTTTGTGCAATTTTCAATAGCTTTGGATTGAACACGTTCTTTACCTCCATCTTTAAGAGCATAAGTTTTAGTAGTTGTGCCAAAATTATATCGTTTTGCAAGTTTTGGGTCATGAAATTGGCAGCATTGAGACAGCCGCCAATCTGTTTGTGATTGGTTAAAATACATATTATCTCCTACTTGTATTTTATAAGTATACAATAAGTGAGAGTAATAGTCAAATCTTATTTTCTTTCAATATCCAGTTCTGTTAAGTTATCACCAATCCAGGTTTCAATAATTTTAACTTCTGTATCTGTTGGGTTTTGTAGCTGGTGCCAGTCACCTTTTTGAATAAAAGCGCTTTGTCCTGCCACTAATACCTTCTCACGCTCATAGTCACTTGCTATATTTATAGTATTAATAAATATTTTTCCAGAGACTACAACCCAATGTTCTGACCTATCTTTGTGTTTTTGCATAGACAAACTTGATTTAGGATTAACTATAATTTCTTTTGTAAGGAATCCTTCTCCATGAGATAAAATTATATATTTGCCCCAAGGTCTTTCTACTTCTGGACGAGAATAGTTTTTTAATAGTGTAGAGCTAGAATTTTTCTTATCTTCTCCCCCAATACCAAAAACAAAGCTAACGCTATCATCAAGTCTGTAAGCCTCTAGTTCTGGTATATTCTCTACTGTTCTATCTCCTCCATTAGCAAAAATTACTTTTCTATTAGGATATTTTATCATAGCTTGCTTAATAGCATCTATAGCAGTTCCATCTCTGTCATCAAAAGCAATAACATGATCTACCATTTCTAAATTTTCTAAAACACAGGCACGTTCATCCCATAACATAAATGGCTTGCCTTTTTTCCGGGCAAGCCATAAATCAGAATTTAAACCAACAATTAAAACATCTCCCAGCTTCTTTGCTTCTTGAAATAGGGAAATATGTCCTGAGTGAATAGGGTCAAAACCTCCAGTTACTACAACTATTCTCATGTTACTCTCCTAATGTATTATTAAATCGTCGTCGGTATAATACATATCCATCCAAATGTTTCTTATTAAACCAGTTTGTGTGTATACCATAGTAAATGACTCTTTTAAAAATATATTATTACGATATAATTTTTCCATCATCCAACAATCTCTATAAGCTCGTTGAAGTTCTGTAAATCTTTTTTCGTCTTCCATAGCTTGAGGATAATAATTAGATATTATCTCACCAAAAATTTTTATTTTAGCTGTATCAGAAAGAGTTAAAACTGCATCAATTTTGTTTTCATCTACTTCACTCAAAATAAGGGGTTTTACTACTGCCATATACATACACTTATAGAGCGGGGTAGTTGCCTACCCCTCTCTATAATTTTTACCTTAGCTACTGAATTACTCAGCGGTCTTTGGTGTGTAATCTGATGCAGAAAGACCACGACGAGTTAGAACTGTCTTAACACCACGAACTGTCTTACCGAAGTGATCAGCGATCTCTTCAACAGTCTGGCCAAGCATATCCTCGATACCCTCGTAAGGATCGGCCTTTGTGCCCTTCTTATCACGCTGGTCAGCCTTTAGGCCCATGCTTAGAAGCTTACCACGAACTGAGTTAACAGTCTTGCTAACAGCTTCTGCGATGTCCTCAAGGAACGCACCGTCTTCAACCATAGAAGAGATCTGGCTCTCCTCGTCCTCTGTGTAAGAACGTGGGGTAATCTTCTTCTCAGCTGGCTTAATGTGTGAGGTCATCTCAAGTGAGAGAGCCTTACCATTGATCTGACGAGCGGTGAACTTACCGTCAGCGAAACCTGCAGAAATCTCTTCAGCGGTCTGATTACCAGAATTTGCCTCAAGATAAGCAGCAAGTGCATCAGTCTCTTCTGATGTGAAGACAGGGGCTGCACCTGGCTTCTTAGGAACGTCGTAACCTAGCTTACGAAGCTTTGCGGTTACTGAACGACGAGGATAACCGAATTCGTCACAAAGTGACTCGATTACGTCCTCGGTTACGCCACTACCACATACGCCTTCCATGCGGGTGACCATTTCATCTGTATATTCGAACTTAGACATTTTTTCTCCTTATTTGTATTAAAGTTTAAGTTTTTAAATGGTTGAGAGTTTTTTTCTCAACGTTATAAAAGGATTATAGCAGTTAAAACATGATATAGCAAGATTAATGTGACAGTATTTAGTCTTTTGGTCTTTTGTGAAATTCATTAAAAAGCACCTCTTAACACTTCAGTTCTATTTTCCCAATAGTCTACGACTTTAGTGTTATTTGCTATAGCTTTTTTATATTTGCTACTACTATTATCTCCGTCAGTAATCAAAGCATAGCAGTCTTTTGTGACTGTGTTAGTGACTTTAAATCCCTTGCTTTCTAGTATTTCAGCAAGATCATTACGAGTCATGTCTAATTTCCCTGTTATACAGACTTTCTTAACTTCGTCGGAATTACTCTCGAAGTCTATGCTTTGACTCTGCTCTAGTTGAAGAGGAAGGTCATAGACCCATTCTTCATTTGTGTCAAGCCAACTAAGTAGATTTTCTACGGTTTTTGGCCCAATTCCGTGTATCTGTACCGTTTCGATCTCTCGCAACCGACCGAACGAAGGTATGTGCTTTACGATCAGCTTTGCAGCTGATTTTCCAACACCAGGGATACCTAAAGATGCAAGAACTAACTCATATGGTTTTGTCTTGCTACGTTGTATTTCTGTTAAAACCTTTTCGCCATTTGCCCCGAGCGTACTCCAATCGTGAGATTGATATAAATCAACCGGATGTTTCAGCTGCATCTTAGACACAGACGCAGGCCCAAGCCCCTTGATATCAAGAGTCTTGATAAAATGTTCTAACAATTTGATTGTGCTATGCTGCGATACATCAGTCACAAACAATTTTGGGCCGACCCTTCGAAGAGCGTGTCCAACAGCTTCTTCGGCATGTCTTTGTTTAACTTTGAGATTATGTTGTGAGTGCTGGATAACTCTGTTAAACTTTGGAATTACACCACCTGCACGTTCAATTTGTATCAGGTCGCCAAGGCCCAAGTCATGGCTTTCCATAAATTCCATATTGTGAAGAGTAACACGACTTACAGTCGCACCGTCAAGCTCGACTGGTTCTACTATACCAGTAGGATTGACAGTCCCAGTTCTACCAACAACCCAAATCACATTTTGTAGTGTTGTAACAGCAGTTAAACTTTCTTTTTCTTTCAGAGCGACAGCAAAGCGTGGATACTTAGAAGTATAACCAAGCTTTTTGCACTTTTCCCACTCATCAATTCGGTATACTAAACCGTCTTGAGGGTATTTAGCGCAAAAGTCCTCATCAAAAACAGTTTTAAAGCTTGCTGCTTTTAGAACTTTCATTTTTGTAGAGTAATTCATCTCAACACCTAGTAATTCGTGAGCGATGAATAGAATATTACGAGAGTGAAACTCTTCTAGGTCAAGTAACCCAAGTGCTCCACTGACGTAGTTTCTAAAATTTTCTACATCATTATCAGTTACACACTCTCCATTAATCACATAATCGCCAGACATATAATCTGGTAGACCTTTGATTCCTGGTGTGAGATGTGTAACATCTTCACCGAACTCGCCATTACCACGAGTTAGTGCCATATATAACTTACTATCTTTATAGATTAACGTAAGATTAGCTCCATCAATTTTTGGAGTCTCAACAATAAAATCATCCTCTACTTCAGCTTCATCATAAACTTTGCGAAGTGAATACAAAGGAAAAGGATGACGCACTTTTCCTGATACCCCTCCAACACGCATGGTTGGGGAGTCAGAATCGTGCCACCCTTGATCTGTTTCTACCTTGAGAAGCTTATCATATAATTGATCAAACTCACTATCACTAATTTCTGGACGGTTTACGTCATAATACAGGTGACAGTGGTGAGCAACAATGTTTTTAAGTTCTTCGTATGTCATAGATAGTTATCCGTTAATTGTATAAATCATTATACAAAAACTTTTGGGTGTTATGCAATTTTTAATTGATTTTTAAAAGGAGGGAATGTATTTAAATCTTAGAAAATCTGCTCTTTTAGTTTTGATATGTTCACAAGTTCCCGAGCGCACAAAAGCTTTTGCGTGCCCTATAGACGAAACTCTTTCAACGCTCCAACAAAATGGAGGTATAGTAAATTCTTCTGTATAAGACTGATTTTCTAAGACTCTTACAAAAACTTCCCCATCATCTCGTAGATTATGGTTCATCTTTGCAAGATATGTGTAGATTTCTAACGCAGTCCCCTCTGAAAGTATTTCCCACGTAGAAATTATATGATACGCTTTTTCAGGATAATGTTCAAGAAAATTATTTTCTTCAATCAGAGTAATTTTAGGGTTAGTTATAAATTTTTCTACTTGCGCTTTATTTTTTACTATTAACAAGCTTCGTTTGTATTTTTGTTTATTAAGGTAGTTAAGAATTACCCAGTCTATCATTTAGTGCATCTACTAACTTTACTAAGTTTTCTTTCTTATTAAGATTAATACCTTCAATCTCAATGCCTAATAAATCTTCAATTTCTCTTAGCATTGTCTTGACGGTTTTAGTTTTGCCTTCTTCTTCTGCATCTGGTTTTTGATATATTTTTAATTGAACGAGTTTACTGATTACTGATCGGTATCCTTTTCCAAAAATTCTAGCTAGATCGTGTACATCTTTAGTGTTTTCTTCCGTATATAATCTAATTAGTTTTGCTTCTTGTTCATCAGACCATGCTTTAATACTCATTCGTCTGTGTCTCCCTTAAGGTCAAATTCCAGTTGGTTTTCATCATATTCTATAAACCTAGAATACTTTGCATATGTTTCACTAGCAAGTTCGAGTCCTTCGATTACCGAATCAATTTCTCCTGCATCAAAAGCATAACCTGTTTTAGTAGGATACCAAAATCCTGTATCCCCATCCATTTGATATTCTCTAATATGAGTGTAGACCAGTCCTCTAAACTCATTCATAGTAATTTTTACTACATTTCCATTTGGCTTTCTAAATACCTCACATTCAAACATAAATCTGCTCCTTTAGCCATTTATTAGGTTTACCTACTATATTTAATGTATATCTATCAGTGTTTCCTAGATTTGCGGCTCCATGAGGATAGTTAGGGTTAAAAACCAGTATTTGCCCTTTTTTTAAGATAACTTCTTCTTTTTCTTTTCCAAAATAAAATTTAAAATTATCGTCTTCATTTAATGCCGCCCAAAGTCTAATAATATCTTTATCGTCTTTATCTATGTGTAAAGGCGTACTATTTTTTGGAGACTGTTTGAATATTCTTATTCTTGTAGTCTCCATCTTAAAATAATCTACAAGCTCTTTTACTTCTTTTATACTATATAGTTTTGTATATTGATAGTTTTCTGGAGAGTCTGTCTTTGTACTTTTATATAAATTATTTATCTCTCCATCTGCACTTTTTATTGCAGTTGCAGTAATAGCATCTTTAAGATCATAATCATTACATTTAAAATATGGAATAGTCCATAATAGTAAAGCCCAAAGATCACCTATTTCTACTTTTTGGTCAAGAATTTTATAATTCATTAATACTTTGACCCCTAATTCTATTATTTAAATGATCTGCCCCAAAAACTGTTAGAGTTGGATTTTTCTCTTGTAATGCTTTAATCCAGTTATTATTGTAATGATTAGTAAGTTCTTCTAAACTTTGTGTATAATGCGCAGTAACTGTATGAAAAGCATTGCTCCACCAAATTACACTATCTTCTGTACCATTTACGCAGTTAGTTACTTTTTCTGGATTTTTTAATATATCACAATATATAAAATGATGTTTTAACTTTTTATAGTCAGTCCAATGAGCTTTTAGATTATCTGCACTGCCCCAGTTTTCTAACTCTAGCTCCCATAAGTCTTCATAAGATTTTCCTTCTGTTGATGCGCCAAATGTTTCATTAATTTTATATTTTTTCTTAGCCCATCTTAAAAAAGCAGGGTAGTCTTCGCCATCCCAGTGTTCTACTAACATTCTTTTAAAAGCTAGTGCTTGCTTACTATAGTCAAAGTATAGAATCTCTGTATCTTTAAAAAATCCATATTTATTTAAAATAAAATTAGGCTTAAATCCCGCAGCTACAGAATAAAATCTTTTAATAGGCTTTAGTTCTGCTTTCGTAGTATCTGTATAGTTTTCTGTATTCCAGAAAAATACACAATCTGTAGCAGCACTTAAAATATTATTAATCCAAGTAAGTTGAGTTTTTAGTTCTTCTATAGATTTTTTTGGATAAGTGTACCTTTTTGTATTTCTAATTTTAGAATGAAAATTATATACTGTTAGATTATTTTCTAATGATACATTAATAAAATTCCATCCATCTACATATGTAGTGCATACTTGAGTTTCTTCTGTAGGAGCTAAAAATATAGGAGTATAGTCATCGTGAACATCATGAAGAGATCTTCTAGCTTTGGCTACTTCAACCATAGTACTTGTGTCTTTACTTCCAAAGTTTGGTTGCCCAAATTGTTTATAGTATTTTAAATTTATAACCATACACTGATTATGTAGTCCCCAATAATTGCCATCGCTATCAGCTTGTGAATTATTAGACTGCTTATCAATAATATGTCCAGTTACGAAAAAATCTAATTTACTTATCCAAGCTTCTATATACTCAAAAAACCGAGAATCTTGCAAAAAATGTCCCACAGCCATTACTACACAGTAATCATACCCTTTTTCTAATGCTTTATCTAAGACACCATTGATAGTTCTGTCTACTAAATATTTAGAACTATCTTTTCCCTTGCCCATATGTCTAATGAAAAACTCTGTTAGTTCTTTATACCGAGTTGCTATATTTTGATTAAAAATGTGCTCTCTGTCGTCATAGAGTCCAATTACATAATTATCCATGTTCTTTTAAATAACTTCTTTCTACTAAAGACTTATATTGACTATTTGGCACCCCGTGAACAATTATATGAAACCTATCTTCTTTTGAGGCATTAACATAAGCATGAATATTTCCAACATCTAATAGCATTACTGTTCCCGGCTTCATTGGTACTATTCCATGCTTTTCCATTTTAAATATACATTTCTTGGGATGATTAAGGGCGATATTAACAGGCGAAAGTATATTTTCTTCAGTATCTTTGTGAGGTAAAATATACCCTCCTGGTTCCAGTAGCATGAATCTAACTCTGTAGTATTTTTCTTGTGGATATTCATTTTTAAACCAATTAGTTGTTATAGGACATTTTTCTGCTATATCAGTCCAAGTGTACGGGGTTTCTTCATTAGATTTATAACCGTATCCAGTAAAATGGTTAGTTTTTTCTGAAGAAATTCCATGTATACACACACTTTTCCAGCCTTTATGCCTATATCCTCCTCTAGCATCTCCGTCTCTATGTCCTACGAAACTTTCTTTTACTGCTTTTGCTTCCTCTAACATTTCTTCATAAGGTAGGTCAATATCAAGAGGAAGCCACGGTAGTTTACTTTCGTTTCTTATCCCGTTAAAAGAAATCATAATTAAAACTACTTCCGCATCCACACGATTGAGTAGCCCCTGGGTTGTCAATATAAACTCGCTGAGTGACTTCTGTATCTTCGAGTTTAATTACCGCTCCCCTCATAAATTTTAAACTTTCACTATCAATAATTACTATAGGAGATTCGTTAATCTGAACATCTTGAGCTTCAATTAAATTAATTTCTTCAATGTAAAATTCATATTGAAATCCAGAACACCCTCCACCAGTTATTGCAACTCTTATTACAAAATCTTCATGACTCAACATTGTTTTAAAATATTCAGCACAATTTTCATCTACGTAAGGGATAGCTGTTTGCTCATAGTCAATTATTACGGGATTTCCGTGAAAATCCCGTAATAATTTTTGTTCTAAGTTATTTAATTCTTTTTGGTTTATCTGATCTTCCATGTACTGCTACAATAGCGCTTTGATATTTTTTAGCTATTTCACTCCAAGTATTAGGATTTTTATACTGTTTTACCGACTCAAAAAACTTCTTTCTTTCGTGATGAGAATAAATAAGTCTTAAATTCATTTTTAAGCTATCTGGATTAGGCTCTAAAATCCAAGAGTGACCTCCCATACCTGTCAGGCTGTCTCCTGGTTTAGTAGCAAATAGCTCTGGATCAAGTAAATTAACCGGAGCTTTTTGAGAATCAATCCTAAATCCGATTTCTTGAGGAATAAATTCTTCAGTCGGTCCTTGAGCGGTAAAAATAGGAACAGCTCCACAAGCTGCGGCTTCTTGAACATGCATACCAAAGCCTTCTCCCCGATATGGGTGTACTATAGCTTTAGAATTTTTATAGATATTTGCCATTTCTTTATCAGATAGCATATCTGAGTTATAGATAATTTTACCACAATCTACATGATATTGCAACTGTAGAATTTGCGAAAGTAAGTTGTTATCTCCATAAATAGAAGGCGTATCCTTAATAAATAATTGAACATTGTCTGCTCTTACAAATGCGTCTCTCCAAACATTTAATAATACATCTAGCCCTTTTCTTTTTTGGTGATTTCCTACAAAAGTAAACGTAAACTTTTTGGAATCAAAAAACTTTGATTCCTCTGGTCTAATATTAAATACGTCAGGGTTATAACCATTAGGGATAACAAAAATATCATCTGGGTCAAGACCTGCATCTAAGTATTTATCTGCGGTCCAAAGACTAGGGGTGATTACTGCATCAGCAGAAGTTTCCCATTTATACTGCCACTCAAATGGAATCTTTGAGTATTCCCAAGGTTGAATGTACATTATTTTAGTTCTTTTTGATACAGGGTGCCTCCACATAGGGGGATATGTATGCCTAATTTGAACATCGGCTTCTCCAGTATCTTTGGAGGCTAGCTTCTTTAAAATTTTAACATCTTCTTTTGGAATTCCCGCAGAAGGAGAAAATGCGTCAAGTGGCGTAATAAATACATTTAGCCCAAGATTGTCTAAGCCAATGGCTACATTCCTATTTACGATTGATAAAGAATGATTATCGTAAAATTTTCCTAGTATTTCTACAATCATTAGTACATATTCTCCGTTTCCATTTTGCAAATTTGCATCAGTTCGTTCTTTTTAATTCTAGTTAGTCTAGCCCACTGTCTTGGGTCGCCTAGCCCTGATGTTTTAAAATTTCTTAGTTGTTCGTAGTTTTCTAAAGTAGTCTGCTGCCAGATTCCAAAAAATGGATCTTCTTTTGCTCTGTCAGAGTGACCAATATTATTAATTTTTTGCTTCAATTGATCTTCTTTTCTGCACAAACTCCAGTGTAAAATACCAAGAGGAGTATCAATTCTTTTTTGATTGTTAGTCCAACGTGCGTAGGTAAATCTATTATCTTTATGAGTTGCGAATCCTTGTTTTTCTGATTTTACAAAAGAAGTATCTTCTTGTGCAATCATCAAAATATCTTCTTCAAACTCTTTCCAAGGTAAAAACCAAGTAAAATTTAAATCGACCTTTTTATAGTATGGTTCAAATAAGGGACAAAATCTAAAGAAAAATTCTTTTGCATTTATTAGCTGTTCATCTGCATCAAAAGACATAATCCAGTCATGCGAGCATTGTGACTTTAAAAAGTTTCTTTCATAATTATCATTTTCAATAGCGATCCCGCTTGGGTGAAAAGGCTCTTCTACAACAGTAATTTTCTCCTGTTTATCAATCTTCTTTAGTTCTGCCCAAAGCTTATTTTCGTCAAATTTAAAAGGTTGATGGCTCCAAGTAATTCTATCTTTATCTAGCCCAAGTACGATTTCGTCTACATAGTCGTAATACGTTTTAATACTATCAGGTAGCATATGTGCATCATAACTAATTAAAGATATTACAGATTTTTTAATCATCAGTTTCCGCCTTTGCAGCTGTCTTTAATTCTATAACTGAAATAGAAAATCCATTATACCAATTAGCGGTATCCCCTGTGTTTGAGCTTTGTTTTTCTACAACTAATTCAATATCAAGACCAGGAGTTTGACCTAATCTTTTCCAAGCATCTCTAACCCCTTTTGAGTTCCAATTTGAAATTAAAAAAATAGTAAATTTATCTAAAATTGGAATATAGTGACGCATTGTACTTTCTAAATTAGTATGGTGCTCATCTAAGTCATAATGAATAATATCTAATTTTTTAACTAGTTTTTTTACATCTACTTTATCTGCAGTAGACTCAATAATTGTTGGTTTTAGTAAATTACTAAGTCTATTAGTAGTTGTTAACTCAGAAAAAGCATTTCTAACATTATTCCACCCAGATTCTCTATAAGGGTGCCCCTCTTTCTGGTCAATGGTGTAATCATCTACTGCATAAGCAGTTGAAACTTTTGTGTCATAGAGAGCAGAAATAAGAGTAGATCCTCTATAAATTCCCAACTCTAAATAAACTGAGTTTTCTTTGATATTACATACATTATTAATAGCGTGTTTGACTTTTCTTCCACTATTACCATATAAATCTCTTTCAAATTCTGTGAGATTTGATTTATCCTGTTCCGCCATAAAAATTGCGTCGTTTAAGGCTTTTTTAGTCTGTGCTGTGACTACTTTCATCTTGTAGCTCCTTCTTTTGTTGCGATTTTTTAATTAAATACTCTGTAAAAATTACTGGTGACGCTATTACTAGTAAAATAGCCGCTAGTACACAAGCTACTCCAATGGTTAAAAGCATGACAATTGCAACTGATCTAGGAAGGTTTTTGCTTATCGTAGTTTTACTTTTTCCTTCCATCAATAGTTTAACAGCATCTTCTTTAGAAATTACATTTAAAATGTCTTCTGAAATATCCACTATATTACCTCATTGTCTACTGTTGTAAACCACTCTGTATTTTGCCATTTTGTTTTTAGTCTTTCTTTATTTCTTGCTTGAGCATCATAAAGATTTTGGGTCATTATTCTTTTATTATCCTTACTTTCCCAGTGTAATAAGGTTGCCGGGGTCATATAAATTTTCCAGCCCGCTTTACGTGTTTCCATGCAGTAATCTACATCTCTTTCATATGTATATTCAAATGTTGGGTCAAAATCTCCAACCTCGTCTAGAACTTCTCTTCTAATATAGAGTCCTCCAAAAGTGCACCAAGCAACTTCCCTAACTTTGTCGTATTGTCCATCATCTATCTCTGGAGATTTCCAGAACTGCTTATCTTCCATTCTGAGTCCACTACCAAAGTGATCAGCTGTACCATCCTCATTAATTTTTCCGCCAGCGTGCTGAATGATGAATTTCCCATCTTCATTTTTAGCTGGATATAAAAGTTTACACCCTAACATTCCCGCTTCGGGGTATTTTTTAGCATAATTGCATAACTCGTGATACCAATTGTTAGTTTGGGCATCTCCTTCTAGAGGAGTCATATCTGCGTGTAAAATAATAATATCATCATTAGTTTGCTTCCAAAGTTTTTGATACATCATATCTGATCCAATTTTAGACGTATCTTCTTCAAAAATACAGTCAAATTCCCATAACATATCTCTAAGAGGGGCTACTTCGTTCTCCCACACATAGGGACAAATAATTGTTGCCATTACATTAACCTTTCTACCCAAGTTTTAGGGGTACTTTCCGTAATAAATTCTAAATCAAGAGCATAGTTAAATTCTTCTGCTCCTCTATCTGAAATCCAATTAACCATTTCTATAATAGTATCATCAATATTTCTAGTAGTGTTGTAATTAAATTGAGTTTTTATCTTTTCTGAAGAACACCAAGCATTTTTTACTTCAGCAGGTCTATCTGGAAAATACTCAATTTTTGGATAAATACCACAATGATGCCCTACTCTATACGCTAAATCTTTAATAGTTATCTCATTATCGTCGGGACCAATATTAAATACTTCTCCTGTTAAGTCTCTGTCTGAATTTACAAGATTCCAGATAGCATCTCCACAGTCTCTAATGTTCGAAAAACTACGTTTTTGTTCCCCATCTCCATAAATAATAATAGGTTTTTTGAGAAGAGTTCTATTAATCATGATAGCTACTACATTTCTGTAAGGGTCCATATATCTTTGCCCAACTCCCACTACATTATGAGGAACCACAGTAAAATATGATAATCCATGTAGCTTATTTAGAAGTTCTAAATGTTCCTCTGCTTGTGCTTTTGCTAACCCGTAAGGGTCTTCTGGACTACGAGGTAAATCTTCTGTAAACGGAGGTTTCTGCGCTCCGTATCT